TTGCAGTTGCAGACGAGACTCACCTCTATTCAAGCCCCGAGCTTCGACGAATGCACGAAACAGTGCGACGCAACTTGGCAAAACGCAAAGCTGCAGACCCTTGGATGCTCGAGACATCGACAATGTATGCAGTCGGTGAAGAATCAATAGCCGAGCAAACACACAGGCTTTACGTCGCGATTCAAGAAGGCCGCATCAAAAATCCGGGCTTGCTTTTTGACCACAAACAAGGTCTTGAAGTGCCAGATCTGTTGAACACAGAAGATTTGAAGCGAGCGCTTCGTGTCGCTTACGGCCCAGCTTATCAGTGGCTTGACATTGACCGCTTGGTGGCCGAGATTCAAGACCCAATGACACGGGCTTCTGATGCTCGGCGTTATTTTTTGAACCAACCGTCCACTGACACTGACAAGTATATGGACGCAGTCGCTTGGAAAGCAGCAGCAGAACCCGAAGCTCTTGAACCCGGCACAGAAGTTGTGCTTGGTTACGACGGCTCGCGAAAAGACGACGCTACAGTGCTTGTCGCTTCTCGACTTTCAGACGGCAAGATTTTTCAAATCGCTTGCTGGGAACGACCACCGGGACCGGTTGGTTACAACTGGGAAGTGCCTCGCGTTGAAGTCGATGAGACGGTGCGAGAGGCTTTTGAGAAATACAAAGTCATCAAGATTTGGGCCGACCCTTCCGGTTGGCAGTCTTATCTCGACGCTTGGAATACGACTTTCATTGACCGCGTTGTTGCGGTTTATCCAGCCAGCCAGCGCAAGCTGATGGCGCAAGGACTTGACAGGTTCCTTGAAGATGTGCTAGAAGGCAGACTCAAGCACGACGGCTCGGCCGAGTTGACACGCCACGTGCTCAATGCGGTGCCGACTCGTTACGGCCAAGTCAAAAAGCCTTCACAAGCGCACAAAATAGACGGTTTGATAGCCGCAGTTTTGGCTTATCTGGGCAGAGCAGAAGCAACGCTCAACCCTGAGAAGCCAGCGGCACCAGTTGCTTATTTCTCAATACAGGCCTAGGAGAGACATGAAAAAGATTGACCCAAGCCTTGTGGTAGAGATTTTCGGGGTAGTGCTTGTAACAGTGGGCATCGCAGCTTTGTCGCTGCCGTTTGCTGCCATCGCACTCGGTTCGTTTCTTGTTTGGGCTACAGAAAAGGCTAGTAAATGACAGCTGGTATTTATAATGCGACCATCGACCAAGGCTCAGTGTGGTCGGTTATTTTCGTGTATAAAGACCCAAATGACAACCCTATCAATTTGAACGGCTACACCGCCGCCATGCAGCTTCGTCAAGTCTATGACAGTACAACTGCTGATCTCACTTTGACCACCGAGAACGGTGGCATTTCTATTGTTGGTGCCACTGGTACCATCACCGTCACTGCAACCGACGAACAAACAGGTGCACTCACTCCGGGCTACTACGTTTACGATTTGGAGCTAACTTTGGCAGGCAATGTGTCACGTTTGGTGCAAGGTCAAATCACAGTAGCAGAGCAGGTCACACGTGTCTAATAAAGTTATTATCAACGAAACCAACAACACCGTCGAGGTCATCTCACCGGGTGCGCAAGGCGCACAAGGTCCGACTGGCCCAACAGGTGCCACAGGCCCTGTCGGTGCTACTGGCGCGACTGGTGTAACTGGCCCTGTCGGTGCGACTGGTTCAACCGGCCCAACCGGCGCTACTGGCCCTGTTGGTGCGACCGGTTCAACTGGTCCTGTCGGTGCAACCGGCCCAACCGGCTCAACTGGCCCTGTCGGTGCTACTGGCCCCGTAGGTGCTACTGGCCCTGTTGGCGCAACTGGTGCAACAGGTTCAACTGGTCCACAAGGCATTCAAGGCGTTCAAGGCATTCAAGGTGACACCGGCGCAACCGGAGCTACAGGCCCACAAGGTGACACAGGTGCAACTGGCCCACAAGGTGACACCGGTGCAACCGGCCCTGTCGGTGCAACTGGTGCAACTGGTCCTATCGGCGCAACCGGTCCGCAAGGTGACACCGGTGCAACCGGCCCTGTCGGTGCAACTGGTGCAACTGGTCCTATCGGCGCAACTGGCCCGACTGGCGCAACTGGTCCACAAGGCGAAGGCATTCAGATTCTTGGCAGCTATGCAACACTGGCTGCACTCCAAGCCGCACACCCAACCGGCAGCCAAGGCGACGCTTACATTGTTGGCGCTGGAGATCTCTACGTGTGGAGCGTTGTGCTCAATGCGTGGGATTTTGTCGGCAACATTCAAGGCCCAACCGGCGCAACTGGCGCAACTGGACCTATCGGCGCGACTGGTGCGACTGGTCCGACTGGTGCAACTGGCCCAACTGGTCCACAAGGTATCGTAGCTGGCCGTTATTATTATTTCAACGCTTCAGTCACTGAAGTCGCTTCCTATAAGCAGCTCTCAGAAGACCCAGTGTCAGCTGCAGAAAACACAACGACTGTCAATATTCCGGGCAGCACCACATCTCTCATTGCTTCGTACATTTCGACGCCGTTTGATTTCACGCTCATTCCGGGCGGCACACAGCGTTTCATCATGCACATGACCAAACCAGCAAGCAACGACAACTTGTCGGTGTTCTGCCGCTTGAAGCTTGCTGACAACGCTGGTACGGTTCTTTCCACCATTGGCGATTCGGACACAGTGCTAACCGGCTGGAATGGCTCAGGTCAGCCAGTTGTAACCGAAACCGACATCACTCTGCCAACGACTTCTGTGTCCGTTGGACAAAGAATGATTGTGGAGATCTACGGTGTCAACGGTGACGCGTCAGCTCACAACTACAGTTTTGTCACTGAAGGTACCACCCATTACTCTTATGCAGTAACAACTCTTGAAGCACCGCAAGGTCCACAGGGCCCAACTGGCGCAACGGGTGCAACTGGTCCCGTTGGCGCCACTGGAGCAACCGGTCCAACCGGCCCTATCGGTGCAACTGGTCCACAGGGTGTTCAAGGCCCAAGCGGTGCTACTGGCCCCGAAGGCGCAACAGGCCCTATCGGTGCAACAGGCCCAGTCGGTGCTACAGGCCCAGTCGGTGCGACAGGCCCACAAGGCATTCAAGGTGACGTCGGTGCTACAGGACCAACGGGTGCCACAGGCCCAACCGGTCTAGAGGGTGCTACTGGTCCGACCGGCCCACAGGGCAGCGTTGGTGCTACTGGAGCTACGGGCCCACAAGGTATTCAAGGAATCCAAGGCGACGTCGGAGCGACAGGCCCAATCGGTGCCACAGGTCCGGTCGGAGCAACAGGCCCACAAGGCATTCAAGGTGATGTCGGAGCCACAGGACCAGTCGGTGCCACAGGCCCAGCGGGCGCAACAGGACCCGAAGGTGCCACAGGCCCAGTCGGTGCCACAGGACCAACAGGCCCAGTAGGCGCAACAGGTGCAACAGGTGCCACAGGACCAAGCGGTGCTGCAGGTTCTGCCACCGTCTATCGCTGGACAAAGACAGCGGCAGGTGGCGAGACTTCACTTTCAGGTCTTGACAACAACGGTGTCACACTTACCTACACAGTCGGCCAAGAATTACTTCACATCAACGGTGTCTTGCAAGTTCGTGGCACTGACTATGTTGCAACCACTGGCACATCAATCACAGGACTCACAGCACTCGTTGCTGGCGATGTCGTGGACATCTGGGCGCCTGAAGTGTTCAATGTCTCAGGTGCAGCGATGCTTGCTGCGAGCAATACGTTCGGACCTGACCAAGTAATCAACGGCGTCACAGTTGGTGAAGGTGGCGGTTCTATTGCAACTAACGTTGCACTGGGTCAGTCTGCTCTTGCCCTCAATACTACGGGCGCCAATAACATCGCTATTGGTGCCAACGCACTAGATGCAAACACTGTTGGCGCATCCAATGTTGCGATTGGCAGTAATGCACTTGGACTCAATACAACTGGTGTTCAGAATATTGCTATTGGCAATGAAGCAATGCGCGACAATACTGTTGGCATAAGAAATATTGCCATTGGCATTTCTTCTGTAAGAAATAACACGACTGGAACTGACAACATTGCTATTGGTCAAAGCGCACTTGTTTTGAACACCACTGGCACAAGCAACGTAGCGGTTGGCTCTTTTGCTCTAGATGCAAATACTGTTGGTATTAATAATATTGCTATTGGATTTGGCGCTCTTGGAGCAAACACAACTGGTAATAATAATAACGCATTCGGCAGAGATGCTTTACTTGCAAACACTACTGGTATTAATAACGTTGCTGTTGGTTCGTATTCTCTTGGCGCAAATACTACTGGTATAGAAAATGTTGCCGTAGGAGTATTGGCACTTGGAGCAAACACTGTCGGCGTTAATAACGTTGCTGTAGGTAGTTTTGCATTAGATGCAAATACTACTGCTAATAATAATACTGCTATTGGACATCAATCATTAGGTGTAAATACTATTGGTACAGACAACCTTGCTATTGGTGCCTTTGCCCTTACTGCAAACACCACTGGCTCTTTTAACGTAGCAGTTGGTGCTGCTTCATTAGATGCCAATACCACTGGTGAAAGAAACGTTGCCGTGGGTTACAATGCTATGGGCTCTAACACTACTGGTACTGACAACACCGCCGTTGGTTTTGCTGCTTTTACGGCTAATACCACAGGTGTTAGCAACACTGCTATTGGTGCTTATTCTCTTGCTACTAATACAACTGGTGTGAGAAACAATGGCCTTGGTCAAGGAACATTGCTTCTCAATACCACTGGCATAGACAATGTTGCTATCGGAAATGACGCTTTAAGAGCAAATACTACAGGTGTTAGCAATACTGCAATAGGTTCTTTTGCATTAGATGCCAACACTACTGGTATCAGCAATGTAGCCATCGGTAATGGTGCGCTAGGTTCCAATACAACCGCTAGCAACAATACTGCAATCGGAACTTTGGCAGCAGAAACAAACACAATTGGTGAGGTTAATGCGTTTGGCGTAGCAGCATTAAGATTTAATACTACAGGTACAGGCAATACTGCTGTTGGATACGCTGCTCTTTACAGCAATACTACAGGTAGTGGCAATGTTGCTATCTCTGGCTATCACTCTGGAAATCGCTTACCAGCATTATATTCCAACACTACTGGTAATCACAATGCAGCCATGGGCCCAGGTGCGCTAAGTTCCAATACAACTGGAAGTGAAAACGTTGCTATAGGTTATAGTGCTTTAAGTACTGTTACCACTGGTAATTCTAATACAGCAATTGGTTTTGCTGCAGGACATACAGGAACTAATAACTTAACTATTGGTTCTAACAATACTTTAATTGGAAATCTAGCGCAGCCATCATCGTCAACAGTATCCAATACGGTTACATTAGGTAACGCTTCTATTACAACCCTTCGTTGCCAAGTCACCAGCATCACCGCACTATCCGATGCCCGTGACAAGACAGATGTTCAGTCAATTCCAGTCGGACTTGATTTCATCAAGAAACTCAACCCAGTCACATTCACTTGGAATATGCGTGACGGTGGCAAGGTCGGTGTCAAGGACACTGGTTTCATTGCACAAGAGCTAATGTCTGCAGAAGATCAGGCCGGTTTGGCTGAGTATCTGCAACTGACTTATCGCGACAACCCCGACAAGCTTGAAGCTACGCAAGGTCGCCTCATTCCGATCTTGGTAAAAGCAATTCAAGAACTTGCAGCTGAGATCGAAACATTGAAAGGCACTAATCGATGACAAAAGCACGCGATATTGGAAGCAAGTTCAGCGACTCCAACGGTAACACCGCGTATGGCACTGATGCGCTCAAGGCGAATACGACTGGCATTGAAAACGTAGCAGTTGGCGATGATGCACTTCTTTCCAATACTATCGGCATTTACAATGTGGCCATTGGCAAAGATGCACTTAGATTGAACACAACTGGTACACGCAATACAGCAGTTGGCGCTTATGCTTTAGATGATAATACAATCGGTGGCTACAATGTTGCCATAGGCACAAGTTCTATGGGTTCAAACACTGAAGGCACTGACAATGTTGCTGTTGGAAGAGCCGCTTTATTTGCCAACACTACTGGCACTAACAACGTAGCCATCGGCAATAATGCGCTAGATTCTAATACTACTGGTGTAAATAACGTTGCTGTCGGTTTCGGTGCTCTAGGTACCAGTGTTACGGCAGGTTTCAACGTTGCCGTTGGCATGAACTCACTCGCGCTCAATACTACGGGTCAAGCAAATACTGCTCTTGGTTTCGGTTCCTTATATGCCAACACTACTGCGAATGACAACACGGCGCTTGGTTTTCAAGCGCTAGCAGCGAACACCACTGGTTATTTCAATACGGTTGTTGGCGCGTATGCTTTGGATGCGAACACTATAGGAATACAAAATGTAGCAATGGGTAGAGGAGCATTGGGCACAGGCGTAAGCGCCTCTTACAATGTTGCCGTAGGCGTTGATGCTCTCGTAAATGTCAACTCTGATTACAATACTGCCATTGGACAAGGCGCTTATTATGGTTCTGTCGGCGCAACTGGCGCCAATAATGTTGCAATTGGCATCAATGCTCTTGGACCGAATACTACAGGCGCCAACAACGTTGCAATCGGAAACTATGCACTTGATGCCAATACGGCGGGCTCTTTTAGTGTTGCTATTGGAAGAGAAGCATTGACGTCTAATACCGTTGGTGACAAAAACGTAGTAGTTGGTGCTTCGTCTTTGGGTTCCAATACAACAGGAACTCACAATGTTGCTATTGGTTATTACGTTTTGGGAGCGAACACAACTGGCTCTGGTAACGTTGCTATTGGTGCATTTTGGGACGGCAGCATTGCTGGGCCGCTTGGTTCTAATACCATTGGTCAAGCGAATGTTGCAATTGGCGCTGGCGCTTTACATGCCAATACTACAAGTAGCAGCAACGCTGCTGTTGGCATTGGAGCGTTGTATTCTGCAACTGGTGGAACGAACACTGCCATAGGTCGCAACGCTGGTTATAACACAACAACTGGAACTAATAACTCGTTTTTGGGCAACGAAGCACAACCATCTTCAGCAACTGTTTCTAATGCCATCACTCTTGGCAACGCATCTGTCGCAACCCTTCGTTGCCAAGTCACCAGCATCACTGCGCTCTCTGATATTCGTGACAAAACCAATGTTGAATCAATTCCAGTCGGTCTTGACTTCATCAAGGATTTGAAGCCAGTCAAGTTTGAATGGAATATGCGCGATGGTGGCAAGGTCGGCATTGAAGAAGGCGGATTCATTGCCCAAGAACTTCTTGCCACTGAAGAGAAGTTTGGCACAAAGGCTTGGACACAGATTGTTTCAGAGGAGAATCCTGACAAACTGGAAGCAGCCCCTGCTAAACTCATACCAATTCTAGTCAAAGCCATTCAAGAGTTATCTGCGAAAGTAGATGAACTACAAGCACAGTTAGGGAAATAATGACACACTCAGCAGATGCAGTAAAGACCATCACCAAGGCTGTACCAACAGTTGATGCTGATGGCAAGGTAGTCAAGTGGGACGTGACCGTTGAATACTCACTCAATGATTATGTATCCACATTCAACAAGAGCGTGGAAGTTGAAGCGGCAAAGGCTCCAGCAGATTTCACCAAGGCAGAACTTTGGGCTTTGGTAGATGAAGCACACCTTGATGCTGTTTATGATTCACAGTACGAATCAGTCAAACTCGCTCCTGCACCAACAACAGAAGCAATCTCAGACTTCGATGTGGAGTCGCTAGCCTAGTAATCAAATCGGGGGATTTGTGAAAAAGATACTCATTGCAACGCCGTCATACGATGGCAAAGTTGATGTGTGGTACACGAGTGCACTACATCAAACAACGCTAATTGGCATTGAAGCTGGCATCTATTTTCATCCAGTTTTCATGTCCTACGACGCGCTCATTCAACGCAGCCGCAACGATTTAGTGGCGCTTGCGGTTGAACAAGATTTTGACGGCATTCTTTGGATTGACGCCGACATCGAATGGGCACCCACTTGGGCAGTTGAAATCGTCAACTCTGACAAAGACGTGTTTGGCATTCCTTGCGTCAAAAAGTCTATCGTCGAAGAAGCTTACAACGTCAAAGCAAAGCCTGAACAACTTGGTGAAGGCGTGATCTCTGTAGAGTCCGTTGGCACTGGCTTTTTGTACCTTAGCAAAAAAGCCTTCACCCACCTATGGGACAGCAGCGAGCCTTACGTTCACAACGGTCAAAACAAGCGTTGGGTGTTCGAGGTCAAGATTCAGGACGGCGACATCATCTCTGAAGATGTGCTGATGTGTCAAAAGCTCAAAGACGCTGGTTTTGAGATTTGGATTGACAGCGACAAGACTTGCAACCACATTGGAACATTGAAGTTTGTCGGCAACTTCGCAGACTTTGTGAAGCGCCTAAAATGAGATTTCACGTTGTCAGCTTGCCGCACACGCAAGTCACAAAAGCATTCGCAAACTGCGCCTACACCGAAAAAGTGCGGCGTTTTTGCATCATGATGACAGGCCTCGGCCATGAGGTCATTCTCTACGCTGGCGAGCAAGTAGAAGCGCCGGTCACAGAGCTTGTCACCTGCATTTATGAAGATCAGCGCGAGGCAGCTTGTGCTGGTGGCCATTACACCTCAGCTTCTTTTGACACCAACTTGCCACATTGGCAGATTTTCAACGCGAACGTTATTCGCGAGATGAAGCAGCGTTTGCAACCAACCGACTTCATTTGCCTCATCGGCGGGTGGGCCCACAAGCCAGTCGCCGATGCCTTCCCTGAGCACATGTCAGTGGAGTTTGGTGTTGGCTATGGCGGTGTCTTTAGCAAGTACCGCGTTTTTGAGTCCTACGCTTGGATGCACAGCATCTACGCCGGCGGCAAAAATCCGACCACTGTTGACGGCCACTTTTATGATGCCGTTATACCGGGCTACCTAGAGCCCGAGATGTTTCCGCTTGGAAATCACGACGGCGATTATTACCTTTTCATCGGTCGCCTAATCGAGCGCAAGGGCTACCAGATAGCACAAGAAGTCTGCGAGCGCCTTGGCAAGCGTTTGGTTTTGGCCGGCCCCGGCACTGGCAGTGGCTACGGCGAGTTTGTTGGCGCAGTCGGTCCTGAAAAACGAGCCGAGCTCATGGGTGGTGCAATAGCGACTTTCGCTCCCACTCTCTATATCGAACCTTTCGGCAACGTCGTCATCGAAGCTCAAGCATGTGGCACCCCCACCCTAACAACTGACTGGGGCGCTTTCACTGAGACCAACATCGACGGCGTTACCGGATTCCGCTGCAGGACTCTTGGCGAGTTCATGTGGGCGGCAACGCAAGCTGCGAACCTCGACCACAAAGCGATTCGCCAGCACGCAGTATCAAAATACTCCCTCGATGTCATAGCCAAAAAATACGAGGACTACTTCACAAGACTTCTCACCCTTTGGGGCGAGGGTTGGTACGACACAACAGCAAAGGCGATTAGATGAGCTTATCAAAGAGACTGCGTCTAGCAGGCGAAAAGCGAGCACAGAACCAGTTCGTGGAGCCGCTTGTTCCCGGTCGTCCGGCCTACGCTTCACCCGCCGGCGTTGATGTCACACCGGACACTGCAATTCGCATGTCCACCGTTTACGCTTGTGTTCGCCTTCTCGGTGACACGATTTCTAGCCTTCCGCTTGGCGCCTACGTTCGCCGCGGCCGCAACCGAATCTCCTACGCTGCAGTCTATGGCTCGCAGCCCGAGTGGATTACAAAGCCAAATCCTGAGACCACACGGCTTGAGTTTTTTGAGCAAGTAATCGCAAGCCTCAACCTTCGCGGCAACGCCTACATCTTGACAGTGCGCGATGACGCTGGTGAGGTCATTGAGTTGTATTGCTTGAACCCTGAGCGCGTTCGCATTCGCCGTCTTGGCGTCAATGAGCCGCTGGTTTATGAAGTCTTTGACGAGAACATGACCAGCGTTATGACGCTGACAAAAGATGAGCTCGTGCATATCCCGATGTTCAGACTCCCCGGAACCCACTACGGTCTCGGCCCTATCGAAGCTGCTCGCATCACTGTGGGCTCTGCGATGGCGGCTGAGACTTATGCGGCTTCTTACTTTGGCAACGCTGCAAATCCCGGCGGCGTCATTGAAGCACCGGGCGAAATGACACAAGAGCAAATCGAAAGCATTTCGCGCAACTGGCGTCTTGACCACTCAGGACCATACAGAGCTGGTAAACTTGGTGTCTTGACGGGTGGTGCGTCTTTCAAGCCGCTCGCACTCAACGCCCAAGATGCGCAGCTCATTGAAGTGCGCCGCTTTGGAGTCGAAGAAATCGCCCGTCTTTTCCGTGTTCCGATCTCGCTTCTCGGCCACCCAGTGGCAGGCGCGATGTCGTTCGCATCAGTTGAAGCTCAGAACCTGTCTTTCGTTCAGCACTCGCTACGCCCATTGTTGGAACGCCTAGAGCAAGCTCTTTCTCCTTTGCTTCCGGAGTCAGACGGCTTTATCAAGTTCAATCTTGATGCCTTGCTTCGTGGGACCACACTCGAGCGCTATGAGGCTTACACGAAAGGTCTGCAAGAAGGCTTTTTGTCAGTCAATGACGTTCACGCTTTCGAAGAAATGGCACCAGTTACCGACGGAGATCAGTACCGAGTGCCGTTGCAGAACATCGACCTCACTGATGCAAAAGAGGTCGGCATGAAACTTCGCGCTGAAATAGCAACCAACTTGATTCAGGTTGGATTCGACCCAGCTGCTGCGTTGCAAGCGGTTGGCCTGCCACGGATAGACCACACTGGTGTTCCTTCCGGGCAGCTTCAGGGCGTTGCAACCATCGACCCAACCAACCCGCAATCAGTTTACGAGGTCTAAAATGCCATATTTCATTTCCGACCAGCAGAGCGACTGCTCCGGCTGGGCCACTGTCAAGCAAGAGTCAGACGGCAGCTACACCACAATGGGTTGCCACGACACAAAGCAAGGCGCTATCGACCAAATGGTGGCGGTTTCGATCTCTGAGGACATCGAGCCCGGCGGTGAAGTTAGCACACGCACAGGGGAAGACAGGAGCAAGATGAAGAAAATCGAGCGTCGCACATACACAGTGCGCAACGTCGAAACCCGCGAAGCGGACGGCAAAATGAAGCTCGCCGGCTATGCGGCAGTGTTCAATGATTCAAGCGTGCCGTTGCCGTTTTCAGAGCGCATCGCTCCGGGCGCATTTCGCAAGACTCTTAGCGAGACACCAGATGTGCGCTTGCTAATCAACCACGAAGGTTTGCCATTGGCCCGCACCAAAAATGGCACTTTGCTATTGACAGAGGACCAAGTCGGACTTCGTTTTGAAGCTGAATTGCCTGACACCACTGAGGCTCGCGACCTTTGGACTTTGGTGCAGCGCGGCGATGTTGACCAAATGAGCTTTGCTTTCCGTGTTATTCGCCAAAAGTGGAATCAAGACCGCACAGAGCGCACACTCACCGAGGTCTCTCTTGCTGACGGCGACGTCTCTGTTGTCACTTACCCAGCTTACCCAACCACTTCGGTCGAAGCTCGCGAGCACCTGCGCAAAGCTATCGAGGCCGTCAAAGAAGGCCGCGAAATCACAGGCGAGTCGATGCTCGTCTTGCAGACCATTTTCGATGACCTTTCAGAAGGCCACGAGTACGTCATGAAGGCTGTCACCATGATGGCCGCTTTGATGGACGCCAACGAGGCAGAAGTTGAAGACGAGATCGAGACCGAGGTAGAAGTCGAAGCCGGCTCGCCGGACATCGTTGAAGACCCGGGCTTGACTCAAGTTGGCACACAAGAGGCTTTGCGCACCTATTCTCTGCGCCTAGCCAAAGCGCTAGTCGAGCGCACAAAATAGCATTCTGTTGGCGTCGCCAGCAGATACGAAGTCGGAGCGAGACTCTCACCCCCTAAACGGGCGCCGAGAACCTCATCGCCACCACCTCGATTCCAATACTCATAAGGAGCAAAACACTAATGTCATACCTTGACAAAGTCGTTGAGCGCCGCGATGCAGTGAAGGCCGAAATGGATGCAATTCTCGAAGCAGTAGCAGCTGAGAACCGCACCGATTTGACCGCTGAGGAAACCGAGAAGGTTGATGCCCTCGTCGCTGAATCTCGCTCGCTTGATGAAAAAATCAACAAGCTCGCAGCACAAGCAGAAGCAGACGCAAAGGCTGCTGAAGCACGTTCTGCAGTAGCAGCAGTAGCAACACCAAAGGCAACAGGAATCAAGGTCGTTTCTGAACCACGCACCTACACACCTGAATCCGGACACTCATTCGTTCGCGATGCTTTCAATGCTCAAGTCCGCAACGACTTCGCAGCAAACGAGCGCCTCGCACGCCACATGAAGGAAGAATCTGTAGAACGTCGTGACGTTGACACAGGTAACTTCGTTGGCCTTGTAGTACCTCAGTACCTAGTTGACCTAGCTGCGCCTTTGGCACGTGCTGGACGCCCAACAGCTGACTTCGCTACAAACAAGATGCCACTCCCACCTGCAGGCATGACGCTGAACATCAGCAGAATGACCACAGGCACTTCAACTGCAGTTCAAGAAACACAGAACACTGCTGTTTCTGAGACTGACGCAGATGACACACTACTCACTGTCAACGTACGCACCATCGCTGGACAACAGGACCTCAGCCGTCAGGTTATCGAGCGCGGAACTGGCGTTGATGAGTTCGTACTTCGCGACCTCGTTCGCTCATGGCACACCACTCTTGACGCACAAGTCTTGAATGGTACCGGCAGCAACGGTCAAATCAAGGGTATCCGCGCTTCCGGTGGAAACGCTGTTACTTTCACAGCTACAACTCCAACAGTAGCGCTGCTCTATCCAAAGCTCGCTGATGCACTACAGCAAGTTCAGAGCAACGTCTTCACAACTCCGACACACTGGATTATGCACCCACGCCGCCTAGCATTCTTGCTCGCAGCTACAGACTCAACAGGACGCCCTGTTGTTGTTCCAACAGCTAACGGCCCAATGAATGCAGCAGGTGTTGGCGCAGGAGTTGCTCAATACGCAAACTCCGGCTACCAGCTACTCGGACTTCCAATTATCACAGATGCAAACGTAGGCACAACCTACGGCGCAGCAACCAACCAAGACGAAATCTACTTGGTTGATTCACGCGAAATGCACCTTTGGGAGCAATCAGGTGCTCCATTCTCACTCCGCTTCGATGCAACAGCACCGGGCAGCTTGACTATCAAGACTGTCGTTTACGGCTATGCTGCATTCACAGCAGAGCGTTACCCAGCAGCCGCTTCTATCATCAGCGGTACTGGTCTCGTAGCACCATCGTTCTAGTCGAACGAATAACTGAATAAATCAAGCACAGAGCGAGTAGGACTCCCCCGACTTGCTCGCTCTGTGCCCACTCTCGGGGGAGATATGAAAACAGCACACAAGATATCAATAGGGGTCTGCGACCCCGGCATAGTAACCGGCGAGTTCATGGCTCGCATTTTTCAGCTGGTGGCAGTCCGCAATTCGAGACTCGGCCCATTGGTGCGAGTTCGCGGCTCGGGCTTGCTGAGCAAAATGCGCAACAAAGTTGTCAAGACCTTTCTTGAGCAAACCGACTCTGACTGGTTGCTCATGATAGACACCGACGAGCAGCTTTCAATTCAGGTTTTTGACCTTTTGTGCGAGACTGCTCACGATAAAGACCGCCCGGTGGTCAGTGGTTTGGTTTTTGCTGCTATGGACGCTGGCAAAAACGTCTATCCAAAACCGATGCCGGCGATATTCCAAGACACGACGGCTGGCTTTGTGCCGCTTGACAAATACGACAAAAATGCGATTTTTGAGGTTGATGCAGCTGGCACTGGGTGCTTGCTCATTCACAGAAGCGTTTTAGAAAAAATGCGCGAAATGGCAGACCCACACCAAGGCACAGACTGGTGCTGGTTTTGGGACGGCCCAGTGAACGGCACTTGGACCGGCGAAGATCTGTTGTTTAGTCGCAGAGTGCGTAGCCTTGGCTACCCGATTTACGTGAACACGGCAGCGATTCTGCCACACCAAAAACAGTATTGGCTCGACGAAAGGCACCACGACAAGTGGCAAGCAGAGAACGGCTAGAAACCGCAACCGCTGAGCCCCAGCTTGAGCGAGCAATAAAAAAGCAACCTAAGAAAAGGAAACAGCGTGGCACTGACAAACGCATATTGCACCCTGTCCGACCTGAAGACAGCCCTCGCCATTGAGGACATTCAGGACGACACCGCGCTAGAAGCCGCCATCATGACGGCAAGCCGCATGGTTGATGACTACTGCGACCGTTTCTTTTACAAAGACGGCACGCAAGCCGCACCAGTAACACGCTATTACACCTCACAAGACTGGTACAACTGCAACGTTGACGACTTCATCTCTCTGAACCAAATCGCGACAGACGACAACTTTGACCAAACCTACGACACGGTTTGGACCACATCAGACTACATGGTGGAGCCCATCAACAACCCACGCCGCGGCTGGCCCTACACACGGCTAATCGCCATTGGTTCTTACATTTTCCCATTCAATCTGCCACAGTCAGTGCGAGTGCAGGGCGTTTGGGGCTGGTCCTCAGTGCCACACGAAATCGCCATGGCCACCAAGATTCAAGCTTCCCGCTTATTCATTCGCCGTCAGTCTCCTTTTGGCATCGCCGGCACGCCTGAAATGGGTACGGTGCGTCTGAGTGCTAAACTTGACCCGGACGTTGAAGCGTTGATTCGTCCATTCCGCAAGTTGACAGGACTCGTGAAGTGATTATAAGCGACATACGCGAAGGTTTGAAAAACAACCTCAGCGACGTTCGCGGC